GCGCAGAAAACGCTTTCCCGCTCTATTATAAAAAACAAATTCCTTCCACTGATATGTAGTCCCTGTAAATTCCAGGACATTTAATTTTTTGAGCACATCTCCGTCGATCTCGATCTCTAAGACGGCAGGGCGCAGGGTCGCGTCTTTGCGGAATTTCCCGACCGCCGCTGTTGTCATCCGGGCTCTTCGGAGCGCGAATTCCCTGCTGGGAGTCGTATAAAACCCTCTCGCATTATCAACGGACTCCTCACCACGCGCCAAGTCGATCCCCGCCTCCATGATGTTTTGAGCGCTATAGCTGTCTGTTCCATGATACACGATCATCTCTCTACGCCTCGCCTGTCTTTTTTATCATTATATCAAGTCAATACATATTTGTCAAATCGCCTGACGCGGAAGCCGTGGAGCGGCAGATGATATGCCGCGCGGAAAAATCAGCCGGAGCTCCAGAGCGGGGGTGCTTTTTCCTGGAAATAGAAAAACGCCCGGAGGGGGCTGGCGCTCAGACGGTCTTTAACCGAATTTCCTCTTTATATAGGTGCGCGGTTTGCCCATTGGTTTTTCGCATGAATGACAAGCGCCCCGGTCATACGACCGAGACGCTTGTGTCAATCGAATGATGGGTTCGTCAGTCTGCTTACCACCGTGATGTTCTTTGAAAACAAAAAACACACAGTGAACGGCAACTAAAGTTCATTAGTGCCTCACAGCCACAATCCCACTACATACTAGTATACTTGATTTTAAGAAAAAGTCAACCCCCAAATTTAAAAATTAATCTAAAATTTTAAAGCCAAATCTCCCTTTTCCTCCCCCGGCGGAGCCTTTATATAACGTTTGTCGTATATTTTTAGCAAAAGACTGATTTTTGGGCTGTTTTCCCGCAACATATCGGCCCAATGTATTTGGAACAAAGTCCGCAAGCTGCAGGCCGGCCACATTTTGCTGTTTTGCTACAAATGAAATCTCCCGAATACGATATTGAACAGTTTCCGGGGAATAATACATCGTTCCCAGCGCTTTCAGTTCATAAAGGCGCTGCTGAATCTGCAAATTCTGATTTTGCTGCATGGCTTCATAGCAGATATCACCCGTCGCAGCATTCTGAATAAGGAACTGGCAATAGCGCTCGATCAAGAACTGCGCTGCTATGGTAAGTTGATCGTTCATGTGTTTTTCACCATAGGACTTGTGCAACGAGGTCTTATTCAGGCAAACGCCAATCGTTTGCAGCTTTGACTGCTTAAACAGCTTCGATAGTTCATTATATAGAAGCCGCTGCTTTGCTCCGGAGACAAAAATCCGGTTATATGCGGGGATCTTATTCAACTGCCTCCTGTTTTTCTTTGCACTCGCAAAGCTAACATCCTTCTCGTGTAAGATATACTGCGTACAATTGGGATCGCCATTCCAGACTACATATTTCAGCTGGTCCAGCTTTTGCTCAATCAATTGACATCCCATAGTGGGAATGATAACCCCGCTCATGACAAAATATCTGTTTCCAGCGCTATTAAATGTTTCGCTCTCGTCCATATAAAGCGTATAATCCGACATCATAGTGCGCCCGTCTTTCATAGAAAATCTGAACCGCTTACAAATTGATTTTAACATGGGACGCTTGAAATATCAACTGTTTTCGACAAAACAATGGAGCCCCAGAAGAAAAAATCAAAAAATTTTTCAAACCGTTGCACCTTCGGGTGCAATTTTTTTCGTTTCCGGCCCCTATGTGAAGGGACGGTGAGAAAACATGGAGCTGGATCGGGAGGCAATCCTGGAGGCGCTGGAGAAAATCGCGCTGAGCAGGCCCAACGACGCTATCGCGCTGGCTCTGGCCCCGCAGGAGCAGTACGTGCCGGGGCTGGACCTGTGGGGCGTCAGCGAGTTCAAGATCAGCGGGAACGGCAGCGTGGAGGTCAAATTCGCGGACCGTGTGAAAGCGATCGGCCTGCTGCTGGATCACTCCGGCGGAGGCGAGGACGGCATGAGCGCACTTTTGGAGGCAATGGAGGCGAGCGGCGAGTGAAAATCAAGAAGTTCTCCCCAAAGCAGAAACGGGTCATGTGCTGGTGGGGCCCCCGGTCTGCGGACCGGCACTATGACGCCATCATCTGCGACGGGGCCGTGAGAAGCGGAAAAACCCTCTGTATGGGTCTGAGCTTCGTCTGCTGGGCCATGGCCAGCTTTCGGGGCGCACAGTTCGCCTTCTGCGGCAAAAGCGTGGTCTATCTGCGCCGGGAAAACCGCTTCTACCTCAGGGGCGGCAAGGACGAGGGCAGCGCGGCCTTCATCCAGGGGGTGACCCTGGCGGGCGTCCTCCTGGACGAGGCGGCCCTGATGCCCAGATCCTTCGTCGAACAGGCCATCGCAAGGTGCAGCGTCCAGGGGTCCAGACTCTGGTTCAACTGCAACCCGGAGGGACCCCAGCACTGGTTCTACCAGGAGTGGATCCTGAAGCGCGAGACGCGAAACGCCCTGTACCTCCACTTCACCATGGAGGACAACCCCTCCCTCTCCGCGCGCATCCGGCAGAGATACCGGTCCAGCTACAGCGGCGCCTTCTATCGACGGTTCATCCTGGGGGAGTGGACCGCCGCGAAGGGCTTGGTGTATGACTTCTTCGACCCCGCCAGGGACGCAGTGCCCAGGCCGGAGGGCCAGATGGAGCAGTACGTCATTTCCGTGGACTACGGCACCGCGAATCCCTGTTCCTTCGGACTCTGGGGCCTTCGAGAGGGCGTCTGGTACCGGATGGAGGAGTATTACTACGCATCCAGGAAAACAGGCGTCCAGCTGACGGACCAGGAGTATGTGAGGGCCCTCCAGGCCCTGGCGGACGGGAGAGAAATCCGATCCGTCGTGGCGGACCCCTCAGCCGCCAGCTTTATCACCGCCCTGCGTCAGGCGGGCTTCCATGTGGTCAAGGCCAACAATGACGTCCTCTCCGGCATCCGGATCACCGCCGATCTTTTGAAACGAGGGCGGATCGCGATCTGTGAGGGCTGTGAGGACTGCCTCAGAGAGATCGCCATGTACCGCTGGAGCGAGGAGACCGAGGGGCGGGACGCCCCCCACAAGGACAACGACCACGCCATGGACGATATGCGGTATTTCGCCGTTACCGTCGCGGCGGGGGAGCGGAGAGAGGAGGGGGCGTTCTGCTCTGTGGTGCGGAGAAGCTGAGCCGGGGCGCGGGGCGGTAAAGGAGGTGAGAGCGTTCGTGAGTTTTTTGGCATAATCCGCCAAAGAGCGCCGGTCAGGCGCGAAAAAAGGAGTGAGCAATGAAATTTTTTAAGCGAAAGGACGACTTTGCCGCCGAGGCAACCCCACAGATCAAACGGGGCGAGGGTCAGCCCTTCAGCGCACTGAGCCGCTATGTGCCCCTCCAGCAGGGGGAAACAAAGCTCTACCGGGCCATCCGGGAGGCCGTGCCCGTGGTGGACGCCTGCATCGGCAAGATCGTGAGGCTCTGCGGAGGCGTCAGCGCGGCGTGCGGCGACGAGGAGGCGGAGCGGGGCCTGAGAGCCTTCCTGGAACAGGTGGACACGGGAAGAGGGCAGAGAGGCATCAACGCCTTTTTGGACCAGTACCTGGACTCTATGCTCATGTTCGGCCAGGGGGTGGGCGAGATCGTGGTCACCCCCGGCGGCGGGGAGATCGCGGCGGTGCTGTGCGCTAAGGTGGAGGATGTGCAGCTCCAGGAGGGGGAGAGTCCTCTGGACTTCCAGCTTTGCCATTACAACGAGCTGGGACAGGTGGAGCCCCTGCCCTATCAGGACCTGCTCCTCTTTACCCCGTATCAGCCGGAGGCCTACGCCCCCTATGGGGTGTCCCTGTTGAGGTCTATGCCCTTTTTGGCCGAGCTGCTGAGCAAAATCTATTACGCGACCGGCGTCAACTGGGAGCGGATGGGCAACGTGCGCTTCGCTGTGGTCTACCGGCCAAAGGAGGGCGAGTGGGAGCGGGGTATGGCCCAGGAGAGAAGCCGCCAGCTGGCCAGCGAGTGGAGCCGGGCCATGGAGAGCACCCGCAGCGGGAGCGTGCGGGACTTCGTGGCCGTGGGCGACGTGGAGATCAAGGTCATCGGCGCGGACAACCAGGTCCTGGACAGCTCTGTGCCCATCCGGCAGATCCTGGAACAGCTGGTGAGCAAGACGGGCATCCCGCCCTTTATGCTGGGGCTCAGCTGGTCCAGCACCGAGCGGATGAGCAACCAGCAGGCCGACCTCCTGACTACGGAGATGACCGCCATCCGGAGAGCGCTGACGCCGGTGGTGGAGAAGATCTGCCGGCTGTGGCTGAGAATGCACGGGTACAGCTGCGGCGTGGAGGTGGTGTGGGATGACATCAACCTCCAGGACCTGCTGGAGGAGGCCAAGGCGGGCTGGTACAAGGAGCAGACAAGAAAACTGGCGCTGGAAAATGACGCGCTGGAACAGGCAAACGCCGCTGAGGCGGGAAAGGAATGTTCGTGTTAGACGTGAGAAAAGAGCCGGGCAGTGTGATCCGGCACAGCGTGTCCCGGGAGGACCTGCTCCTCATCAACCGGCTGGCCAAGTCGGAGCTGGGACCGGATCAGGTGTACACCTTCGCGGTGCGCCTGTGCGACAACGAGGTGGACCGGGACTGGGAGCGCTTCGACCAGGAGGCTTTGGAGGAGCTCAGCCGGCTGTTCGTGGGCAGGAGCGGCATCTTTGACCACAATTGGTCCGCTGAGGGGCAGACCGCAAGGCTCTACAAAACCGAGGTCTGCCGGGAGGAGGGCCGGACCATGGCCGGGGATGAGGCCCGGTTTTTGAAGGGCTACGCCTACATGCTCCGGAACGAGAAGAACCAGGCCCTCATCGAGGAGATCGAGGCGGGCATCAAAAAGGAGGTCAGCATCGGATGCAGCGTGTCCGAGCGGGTGTGCTCGATCTGCGGGCAGAGCGGGTGCGTCCACAAGGGCGGGAAGCGCTATGACGGGAGATTGTGCTTCTTTACGCTCTCCAGACCTACCGACGCCTACGAGTGGAGCTTCGTGGCCGTGCCCGCCCAGAGAAAGGCCGGCGTTATCAAGGCCTTCGGCCAGGAGGGCGAGGGGGACTTGAAGCGGCTTTTGGCCGGGAGGCCGGGGTACCTCAAGCAGCTGGAGGCCCTGGAGAAGGAGGCGCAGCTGGGCAGGAGCTATATGGAGGGCCTGCGCAAGGAGCTGGTAAGGCTGGCGGGGCTGGCCGACGAGGCGCTGGACCTTACCGTCTTCTCCGCCCTGGCGGAGCGGATGGAGGAGAGGGAGCTCATCGAGATGACCAAGGCCTACCGGCACAGGCTGGATTCCCTCTACCCGCCCAGGCCCCAGATCCAGAGCCGCGGCGCGGCGGTCTGCGCCGATGAGGACAGCGAGTTTGTAGTTTAAAAAGGAGGAGCTTTTATGAATGTTTGTTTCGACGGAGTGGGCCAGGTGTGCGCCACCTTTCTGGATGGGGGCGTCAGCCAGGGCCAGGTGGTGAAGGTCACGGGCCGGGGGACCGCGGGCAAGTGCGGCGCGGGGGACGGCTTCTGCGGCGTGGTGCTCCACACCAGGGCCGGGGCCTGTGCGGTGCAGGTGCGGGGGTTTGTCACGGCCGGCTATTCCGGCACCGCGCCGGGACTGGGGCAGACGGCGCTCTGCGCCGACGGTGAGGGCGGCGTGAAGACTGCCGCCACCGGCGGGACCAGTTGCCTGGTGGTGGATGTGGATACCACGGCTAAGACCGTGACCATTTTGCTCTAATTTTGAAAGGAGGAACATCGTATGGCATATTCCTATGACAATCTGAGACTGGAAAAGGGCATGTACGGCGAGGCGGGCAAGTCTTTTACCCAGGTGCTGGAGGCCGCGGACCCCAGCGAGAACTATAAGGGCACCCCCCTGGAGGGCCTGGACGCCTTCCAGCGGCAGCTCAAGCGCTTCGACATCCACGTCAAGGGCTCCCGGTCCGACGTGGTGGAGAAGTTCTTCCGCACCTCCGAGTCGGCGGTGCTGTTCCCGGAGTTCGTCTCCCGGGTGGTGCGCCAGGGGATGGCCGAGGACAACGTTTTGCCCTCCATCACCGCCACCGTCACCCAGTTCGACGGCATGGACTACCGCTCCATCGCCTCCGTGCCCAGCGAGGAGGATAAGAGCCTCAAGCGGGTGGAGGAGGGCGCGC